TGGTACTTGGTTATTTGGTGCCGAACTAATTGTCAACCAACTATTGTGATGAACACCAACTTTATCATTCCAAAATCCAGACAGCCAATTCTCACTCTTTCCATTCCAAATTCTTCCTCTAGCACCTCCATTATACTTAGTGATGTGGAAGATAGTGTATGAAGTATTGCTGGGAACCCAAGCATTACCAGATATATCAACAGTTGCATTCGTACCTCCTTTTATAAACCAAGGAACTTTTGTATCACTCTTATCAATAACAACATTTGCATTTATTGCTGCATTTCTATTATTACCAGATAAATCTTTCCAAGTTCCAGAAGCAGGGTCTGCGGAACTACCATCAAACCAAGAGTAAGGTTGATAACTCTTAATTTTGTCATTTGTTGACGATGAAGTAGAAGTTGAAGTTGAAGTTGAAGTAGAAGTTGAAGTAGAAGTTGAAGTAGAAGTTGAAGTCAATTGGGCTGATTCGTCTTTAATAACGGAGAATTTTACATCAGGTTGTCCTCCTTTTGTTAAACTATTCCACTGTGAAACAGCACCCCCCTTACTTCCACTACAATCTCTAGGAAATCCAATATTTTGATCATCATAGTTACAAAAAGTCCAACCATCCCTGTCATTTAATAAATCATCATATGAATAGAACAACTTGAAATCTCTGTTCAATATATTCTCAGCTGAAGTCCAATTATTAAAACTATCATAGGCAGAGAAGTTATTTATAGGTGTGATTCTCTTGTAGTAAATTTCTTTATATTGATTAGCACATTGTGCACATTCTCTTTTAAAAACACCATATCTTTTAAATAAATTATTAGTGACATCTTTTCCTTTATCAACGTTGCCATAGCTTCCTTTTGAATAAACAACATCCCAAGTAGGAACACTGGGAACATCTAATAACATCATATCATTACTTGTAAAACGAGATCCAAGACCGTTTGCATTTATGATACCAATATAAGTATTCCTCCAATTATCAGTCATATCAGTAAGAGGCCATGCTCCCCCTGTCCTGGTATTAGTCATTTTGTTATAAATTATTCCATTATCAACTTTGTATCCTTCATATTTAACAACATCTCCTATGTTACCACTTATATCTGTTATAGGTTTAATTAATATATATTCATTAATTATTTTATTGCTTGCATCTACCATATCATTACTTGTAAAACGAGATCCAAGACCATTTGGAGTTAAGCTACCTATATATGTATTTTTCCAATTTGCATTGGCATAGTCTCCTGTCGACAGCCAAGATTGATTAGTTCTTGTGTTAGTCATCTTATTAAATAAAACTCCAACATCAAACTGCCATCCTTCAAATCTTATTATATCTCCAACTTTCCCATCAATATCTGGTATGTACCTGATAACTAAATAATCTTTTGTAAGATTTTTTACAAATTTATCTTCCTTTACTGTAACTCCATTGCTTTTTGTAACATCAGTTATATCATTAGGACTTTGTAAGTTAAAACGATTTGGAAAAGTATCAATAATTTTGTCATTATAAATAATTTCAAACCCATTTTTATTAAATTTTACAAAAGTTTTCATAGGGTATGACAAACCATGATATGCACCAGAAATTACTTCAGCTCCCCAATTGCTGCCATCGTTAGAATTAAGAACCGTTGTATAAGTTCTAATGTTAAAAGTAAAAGCAATTCTATTTCCAGAAATGAAATTTACATGTTCATCGTTTTTACTCCAGTTAATTTCCCATATTCTTGTATCGATAGATGAAGATTGGAAATCTTCTTTTATTTTTGAATAAATAAATCTTCTTCCTAGCAGTTCAATGACAAAGTAAATAAGCAAAGATAAACCTAATATAAATATAAAATCTTCTTTTTTATAGCCTTTTTTAAATAAACTTATCACAATTACTGCTAAAATTATAGAAAGTGATAAAAAAATTATTCTTAAAAATAATATTTTAGCATTCATTAATATATATAATAAAATTTATATATAAAAAAAAAATCATTTATTAAACATATTCTATAATAAAATAGTTTTCTAAATTATTAAAATATCTTTCTAACATATGGATAATATATATTCTAATGAAGATGTAAAAGAATTAATAAAAAATGATTTCGATATCACAAAAAATAATGCAAAACTTCAAAAAAAAATTACTCAAGGATTAAATGGTATCCTAGTTATTTATGCTCCTTCGTGTGAAACTTGTCTTATGACAAAACAAATGTGGGAAAATTTAGCATCTTTATTCAAATATAAATTTAATATTTATGCATTAAATGCTTATAATTTCGATGATAATAATCAAGATTTAACATTACCACTAGATATAAGAACATATCCTTCTTATAAATTCGTAAAGAGCAATGGCGAAATTGGAAATTACACTGGAAAAATGATTGAATCAGATATTGTAAAGTTCATTATTAAGAATATCGATTGAAAAAATATTCAAATAAGTCATTATTTCTTCTCAATTGGATATTATCAATATAATTATCAATATAACTGTCCCATTCTAAATTATTGGAATCACCATCATTATTATATTTGACACTAACTGTATAATTGGGATCCTCCATAATATAATTTTTGTTACCTAAATCTTTTGAATTTTTCAATGAGTTTAATTCTTTCTTCAATAAAATATTTTCATTCCTTACTTTATTTAAAATTTCTTCATCCAATACATTTTTTGTTTTACTTTCTTCTAATCTTTTCTCCAATCTCTTGTTTTCTTCCAATCTTCTTTCCAATTCTTTATTTTCTTCCACAACTCCAGTACTCTTAATATAATCTTTAATATTCACATTTGTTTGAAATAAATCATTCCCTCCTGGAACAACCTCTTTAATTTTATCAACTTGAATTCTCAATTTTTCATTTTCATCAATCACTTTTCTCATAACAGTTTCTTCCAATGGCTGCATATTTTTGCACATTTTATCATTAAATTGTTTTTGCTGTCTAAGTTCATTCTCCAATCTTCTATATTTTATATCTCTTTCCTCTCCTCTTACAAACATTTCCTCTGCCATAGTTTTATTTCTAACTCTATCAACTAATGTGCTTGTATACTTGCTATCAATTGCTTTTTGCACTTCTGGTGCAAATTGATTTAAAAGATCATTTATTATTTTGGCATCATCAGCATTTAATTTGTCTTTTTGTCCAATCGAATCTTTCAAAAGAGTTTTTAATAGGTTAACACTTGATTGAGGTCCAATCTCTCCATTTACGATATAAACCGCATTTTTATCTATCGTCTCAGGTCTCCTGGGTCTTAATGAATCTTCTTGAATAATCATTAATTGCTCAGGACTAATTTGGTCCTTTTCACTAATTATTTTTCTAGCACTTGTTTTAATGTTTTGACTCATATACAATTTTTGTTGGGCTTCATCAGCTCTTCTCTTCGCTTCATCCAATTCAAGCTTTAATAAATTAAAATTACTGGAATCTTCTCTTGCTTTCTTCTGCAATTCATCGAATTCATTGGATTTTTTAATTAATAAATCTTCTATTTTAAGCTGTCTCTGTTTCAAATTATCCAACTCACTTTGAGATAGATTGGGATTATTTTGGGCATCTTTAACATTGCTTAACATATTTTGTTGTGTTGTTATAGATTGACTTGCGTCTTTAACTGTATTTAAATTATTTATAGACTCTCGCATTTTTTTAGTTAGATCAGTAATTTTTTTTTGTGCATTTGTTTTTTCTTCCAATGCAAGGTTTTCATTGTATTGAGCAATCTCAATCGCTTTCTCTGCTGCTGCTTTCTCTGCTAATAAAGATGCGATTTGTTTATCTTTTGCGGTAGCTGCTTCTTTTGCAATCTGGGCGGCTCTATCTGCATCTTCTTTTTGCTTAGAAAGAATTTTATTCCTTTTTTCAGCTTCGATTTTATCATTTTTCATTTTTTCAACATCTGCGAAGGTTAATGTTCCAAATTCATTAACACTTTCCATTAATAATTTCGCTTTATCTTCGAATGCATTTCTTTCTTCTTGTAATTTTCTAGCGAGTGCTTCAACATTCGCTTTCTCTTTACTTAAATCACTTAATTTCTTTTCATTTATGTTTTTATCATTAGAAATTGTATCTATTAAATCTGTTATTCTTTTATTCGCTTTTTCCTGTTCTTGATTATAAAGTGATCTCATTTCATTTATTTTACTTATTGTTTTCATTTGTTCCTCAGCCATAACAGATTGTAATTTACTAATTTTACTTGCTGCTAATGCTTTCTCATCATCAATTATCTTTTGTAATCTAATTTGTTCTTTTAATATTAAATCTCGTTGTTCTTCTCCATAAACATCTTTCAACTTTTTGATTTTATCTTGTGTAGCAATTTGTTCTTCTTTTATAACTTTTTCCAATCTAGCTTTCTCATTCTCAATTAATTTTTTCTGTTGTTGTAAAAGTGTATTTTCAAGATAGGCTAATGTTGTATTTTTCCTCTCAATAGCTACCTCTTCTTCTAATATTTTTATTTTTGATTTTTGTAAAGATATCTCATTGTTCAATTGTTTAATTAAAATATCATTAGCTTCTTTCTCCGCTTTTAATCTAGATAATTCATTTTCTACTCTAATTTTATCAGCAGCGATTTGATTGGCTCTTGATGTCTCCGCATCTTTATCTCCTTGTAATTTCAAAATAGTGCTTTGGCTTATCTTGTTAGTATTTTCCAAATCTTTCACTTTCCCATCAACTGTTGCTTTTTGAGATTGCAAATCCGCTATTTTTGCATCCGCATCTGCTTTTTGTTGGTTAGCAGTCGCTAACAATCTCGCATTTTCATCAGTTAATCTTTTTATATTATTCTCAGCATTAGTTCTATCATTGGATAAAATAGAATATTCCAATAGTCTATTTGTAAGTTGTCTTTGAGCTTCATCTTTTTCTCTTAGAGCTTGATCTAATTTTGTTTGAGCTTCAGCCAACGCAGTAGCTGCAGTATTGCTTGTTGTTTCACTTGCTTTAGTTGAGGCTTGAAGTGTAATTAAAGAGGCTTGAGCATCTGCTAATCTCCTATCAGCCTCTGCTTTCAATGCGGTTGCAGTTTTAGCTTCATTTTGAGCAGTCAACAGCTGTGGCATGATAGTATTTTGATAGTAATTTACATTTTCTTGTAATGATTGGGCTCTTGCTTGGGCTTTTCCTAATTCAATTGCTGCTGTTTGTGAATCTTTCAAAGCATTATTTAAAATAGTTTGGATAGAATTTTTATCACCTTGGGCTGCTAAAAGATTCGCATCGGTGTCTGCCTTTAGTTTTTCCGCATCTGCTATTTGTTTATTAATTAAAGATATATTTTGTAGGGCGACATTTAATTCACCTTGTTTTTTAGTGAGTAAGTCATTGGTGTCATTGTATTTTTTCAAATTATCTGCAGCATCTTTTTTAGCAATTTCTAATTGGGAATTTAAGGCATTAATAGTATCTGTACTTTTAGCATCAGATAATTGCCTAGCAACTTCCAATTCAACAATTTTTCCAGCACTTTTTGCTCTGGCAATGAA